AGACGACGTTTCCCAAATCCGTATAGCGGTCGATCAGTTCAAGGACTGGATGACCCGCGAGGAAGGAGTCCGGACCGGGAAACAAGCGATATGGGCGACCTATCGCGAGCCTATCCTGAGACTGATTTATTTTCTGGCCAGCCTGATAGTGCTCGGGATATACGAGATCTGGCAGCATCTGGCGGGGACGACCTAGATGCAAGTCCATGATATGGACTGGCGGGAAGTCCTCAATTCCTGGGAAGTGGGCGACCTCCTCTATCTTAGGAGCATCATCGATGAGAAGCTGGCAACGTGTTCAAGGCGCAAAACCATAATCAGGAGAGGCGGGCAATGAGCATAATCGAACGGCTGAAAGCAGCATATGAAGCCTTCCGGGGCGAAGAATATGCGCAGGAGTACCACCGATACGGGATTGTGATCGGCGACTCCTGCTATCTGGCCGATTCGTACACGATAGATTCCTATAGCGGCGATCCTGAATGGGACTATTCCGGGCTGGATGGAGAAATCCACTGCAAGAAGTACGATGGCTGGATTCTGAAGGAATACGAGAAGTGACATGGCCTCTATCAAGTTCCTGAACATGGGGGAAGCCATGCAGAAGATGACCCGTTCCCTGGAGAGCATCAAGAAAGCCCAAAAGACTGCGGCCATCCAGATGGGTCAAACCGCAAAGCAAGAAGCGCAGGCACAGGTTCCGCCGCATGTCGTTACTGGTGCCTGGTTGCATTCCATCAATTACAGCATCGAGCAGATAAGCGATCTCAAAATCAGGCTTTATGTGGGCAGCAACGGGGCGGAGCGGTACTACTACCTGCAGGAAGCCCTAAATCACCCAATCGAGATAGGCCAGCACCGGGCCCGCCCTAAGATGGAAGAGATCTACCAAAAGGTCATCACGGCTGGCCTCCTCGGGCGGTCGATCACTCAGAACGTCTCAGCCAGCAATATAGATGAGTTTAGCATGATGGCAGGCTTCTAGATGACTCCTGAAGAGAAGGCAGTGCTAGACCTCCTGGAAGGCTGGAGCCCGGACGTTACGGGCCTCCTCCATCGAGCTGGATACTTCGACCTGCCCGCCGGAACCAAGAAAGATGAGATCGCCAATAAGGTCGGATTTGGCCGGGGGACGCCGCTCTGGAAGAAGCTCCGCGACTCATCACTTGAGAAGAATCGGCAGGTATCGGCTATTGTCATCAATGAGCAGAATCTAATCGAGCTGAAGCAAGGGGCCCGCCAGGTTGCCACGCAGCTCGGTTTGGAGTTCTCGGAGTTCGATTGGGATCCCATTTCTCAGAAATATATGAAAGAAGAAGGCTTCAAGCTTGTCAAAACGCTGACCCAAACCGATCTGAAGCGGATCGTCCCAATCATGCAACAGCATTTCGGCCTGAATGAAAGGACCTTCGCAAAGCGATTCCGAGATAATTATCCATGCTCTGAATATCGGATGAGAACTATATTTAGGACAGAAAAGTTTACGGCGATCAATGGGGGGGCTCATGGCCTGGCAGTCGAAGCCGGAGCCACGATCAAGACCTGGCGGCATAGTCACGGCCCGAATCCGAGAAAAGACCATCTGGCGATGGATGGAGAAGAGCAGCCCATTGATAAGCCCTTCTCCAACGGAAAGCAATTCCCTGGCAACGATCCTAATTGTAGGTGCCGGGCCGATTATGGCTTCTGAGGCACCTCTGCCAGTTTAGCTTAAATAACTTTCGGAGGTACAATGGCAAATTTCGCTAACTACATCGGTTTGGTCTGCCAATGCTTCTTGGACGACGCTACCCTAAACGGCATGGTGGATGGTGAGATCGTCCCAGGCTTCCAGCGAACGAATGCAGACGACCACCTGACGAAGACAAACCGGACTTGCATAGGGGTCAGGAACCTGGATGTGACCAGCCAGGACCTGGGAGGCTGCGCGTACCACGGGCTCAGCATGTACGATCAACTGATAGAAATTTCGGTAACCGCTAAGGCAGACGATGATACATACATCGCGTCCGTGGTCCATGAAATCATGCGGATCATGAAGAGGCCACTGACCAAAACACTGAATGGGGTCTCTTATTCGGTCTACACGACCGGACGGGGGACGTTTCGGCTGGTCAACGATCCGGCATTTTCGGATAGAGTGGAGATGATTGGAACTTTTAGGTTGGGGTTCATAGATGACTAAACCGATATCGGTAATCTATCCCGAAGGCGGCGAGCCTCTGTACGAGGACGCTTCGGGCCTGCGCTGGACAGCTCAGGATTTCGCCGCGAGATATGGCTATTCGAGCACGCAAGACTTTCTCAAGTCGCTTGAAGAGCCTGCAAAGATTAGGATCAAGAAAGTTAAGGAGGATGAATAATGGCAGATGGCCCACAGGCACTAACCACCACAAGACTTGCTCTGGCATTTGAGACGGCAGGCGCTAGGGCGGCTGCTCCGACAATCTACATAATAGCAGGCGGCAAAGTCTCCCCGACAAGCACCAAGGGAACCACCAAGAGACGGGTAGCCGGAAACCGCGATCCAGTGCTCAGCACCAGGACGCCGGAGACCTTCAAGGTCAGCATCCCACTGCCCGCACTCATTGAGTCCAACGGCCTGGGAGAGATGCTGCTGGCCACGTTTGGCACCGACACTTGCAGTACTGAGCTTGGATCGTCAACCGCATACGATCACGTCTTTACCGCCAACGACACCATAAAAACCTTCACCCTGTGGCTCTATGACACGCTTGACACACAGTCGATCAGGATGTGCACAGTTGACCAGATGCAGATGGTGATTGACAAGAACGGCAGCATTGAGTTTGTATTCGACATCACCGGCACCGATATGGTCAGCTCTTCGACATTTGGAACTCCTAGCTACGTCAATGTCGCCACAGACAAGCCGAAGCTCATCCCCCCAGCACAGACCATCCTGGAGTACGGCAACCCACAGGCCAACGTCCAAAATTACTGGGAAAAGATCACCATCACCTCCAAGGAGAACCCCGCATATGGAGCTATCGGCAAGGCTCCTGTCCCGGCTGGGTCCGGTTCTCCCAGGCTTGTAGTGAAGGGCGAACGCGATGTCACGATGGAAATAGAATACATTGATGTCGATGGTGTAGAAAGGAAGAGATGGAGGCAGGGCGGCGATACCGTACCAACGGCCACGGCTCAAGCTGATGTTCAGGCCCTAACCAAATTCAGGGTCCGGTGCTTCGGCAACCAGACCAAGGCCGCAACCAGCAGCATATGGAGCTATCCCCACCAGGCAAACGCCGGGACAGTGACCGCTACCGGCCAGGGCACCTATACCGGCCTTAGCGGAACTCCGGCCATGTACGAGGTGAAATGCACCACAGCAGCCGCGCAAGACAAAATCATGTGGCGCAAGGACGGTGGAGCATGGTCAGCAGATGTGAATTCGACTGATGCCACTCCTATCACTCTCTCAGATGGAGTCACATTCACCCCATCGGCGAAAACTGGCATGGCGGTGAATGATACTTGGTTCATCTTCAGCCATTATCAGAGGATGATAGAATTCACCTCGCCCACCAACGTTATCGAGGACCACAATTTCAGCGACTCAACCGACTTCTACAAGGCGAAGATCAGCCTGTACCATGAGAGCGGCGTAGGGGGCACCAAGGCATCAATGACCCTGAGGAACACCAAGACGCCGGCGTATAGCTAGGGCGAGTCTGCGATGACGGTTTCGGCGATCCGAAATCCGAGCGGGCTCCCTATACCTTTTTAGGTCAGATTAGTATTGATAAAAATATGTGAATTAAAGGGAGCAAAACATGTCCAAAGATTTTGATGATGTTATAGATCCAGATCTCAACTTAGAGGCTCTGGCCGAAGCACAGGGAAAGGGAATACAGGAAGAGACCACCATCTTAGAGCTGTTAGCCAAAAATGATTATGGCAACCCGATCAGAGTAAAGGTCCGCTACCTGCCTCAGTCCATCGCCTCCAGCCTGGAGTTCGAGGACGGCACCCCGATCAAGAAGGGCGAGAGGAAACCAGTTTTCAAATTCAGCAAGTGGGCAAAGAACATCCTGCCAAAGATGAACGCCCTTGCTCTGAAGAATATTCAGATAGTTAACGATCTAGACGGTGTGGAGCCCGGCCCGAGAGATATCCGGATCAGCCTGATAGGAGAGGGCGAGTTCAAGCGGCTGCATGCTCTTTGCTTTCCCGGCGCAAGCGACGACTCCGCCGATAGCGAAAACGAAGATAATGCAGATGGTGGGAAGAAACGTAAGGGCGTTCGGTCCAAAGGGACCAATGATAGTAGCGTATGAAGAGTACGGCTACTTTAGCAAATCTTTTTGGGAAAGTCTTACGCCTGAAGACAAGATTTTGGGTGACCACCACATCCTAAACAGTCTCATCCGGGCCGATAATGAAGCCCAAAAGAAGGCTCTGAAGAAGTCCGATGACGACCGCAAGCATCCCGGCATGGAGCGGTTCGACTCGATAGATGACTTTTGGGATGAAGTAGACGACGCAAATAAAATCTAAAATTTTGGGAGGTTCCGATGTTTGGCGATACACTAAAATGGGCCACAGACCTTGACGCAAGCGGCTTTGCCAGCGGCGCGCAGAGGGTCAACTCTGCGTTAGGCCAGATGGGAATGCGAACGCAAGCGGCAACGATGGACCTCGGCGCACTCGGAACCGTCCTAAATGTTCTGGCTAACCCAATGACCGGTGTGGCGCTGGCGGGAATGGCGGTTGGTGCGGCTCTGGCTGGATCAGTTCAGGCCGCCGCCGCCTGGCAATCGAGTATGGCTGGAGTGAGCAAGACAACCGGCATGGCCGGCCCGGAGTTAGCTGCCCTCTCCAAAGAATTGCTTGATCTTTCTACAAACATGCCGGTTGCTGCGAGCGAATTGGCCTCTATAGCCCAAGCGGGCGGATCTCTCGGTATTGCAAAAGAAGAGCTTGCAGGGTTCACCGAGGTTGCTGCTCAGATGGGCGTAGGCTTTGAGATGGCAGCAGATAAGGCCGCCACATCTGGCGCGAAAATACTGAATGCTTTCGGCCAGGAGATGAACACTGAGAACCTTCGATCGCTTGGTTCTGTCGTCAATGCGATGGGCGATTCATTTGCGGCCACTGAACCACAGGTACTCGATTTTCTCAATCGAGCATCTTTCCTGAATGCCACGATGGGCCAAAACATTCAGCAAGTGGCTGCGTTGGGAACCACGTTGATTAGCGCCGGCATGGATGCAGAGGTCGCTGCAACTGGAATTAAGTCTGCTTTGAACATGCTAACCTCTGAAACTTCTAAAAAAGGAGGCATGGACAATTGGGCTAAACTCATGGGCGTGTCGGTCGATGAGCTGAAAGAGAAGATAGAAACAGATCTGAACTCTGTTCTGATTGAGACTGCCAACCAGATAGCAGCTATCGAAGATCCAGTTGAGCGTTTCCAAGCTGCCGTAGCTGCTGCAGGCACAGAAGGAGCGCCAGCTATCTTGAAGCTCGCTGGTCAGCAGGAGAACTATGCCAAGGCCCTCGGCATGACGAATGACGAGTGGGAGAAGGCCAACAGCCTGCAAAAAACATTTGATGCGCAAGCCAGCACCGCAAATTCTCAGTGGCAGGTGTTCTTGAACACACTGAATATGGCGGCAGTGGAGCTTGGTACTGTCATGCTTCCTGCCATAAGCGAAGCTCTGGCATTCATGAGTGATCTGGTAAAGGTCTCGATACGAGTCGGAGAAGAGCTGTATAATATCGGAGTCAAGGCATGGGACGCTCTTGCTCCACTGAGAGAATTCTGGAAATATACGCCGACCGGCGTAGCCTCCAACCTGGGGGGACAGGTTTGGGGTGCTATCAAGGATTGGGCAGGCATCGGAGAAAAGCATGCTGAGCAGATGGCCAAAGAGATCTCAGAGAACGAGAACCTCCAGAAAGCAGGGGCAGAAGCTATCCAGGCCGGTATAGATGCCGGAGTATTCAAGAAAGCTGGAGAGGAAGCTGGCGAAGAGACCGGCGACGCCTTCGCCGCTGCCGTCAAGGCGCATGTGGAATCTGGTATATCAAAAGATCTTGCTGAAGTAATGGTAGGATTCGGGGGGATATCGGATCTGGAAGCCCTCGCGATCATAAATAAACAGACCGCGACAACAAAAGCAAACCCGATGGACCTGTCGCCGTGGGCAGACAGACCAACGCCGTATCTGAGCGGTTATGACATAGATTACATCAGCGGAGGCGGAAGCTCACAAGCCTTCTTAAAATCGGTTCGAGTCCCAGGCGTAGGGTGGGTCAACAGCATCACAGAAATGAAAGATGCGCTTATGGAATATGGTGCAACCGCACAACAGACCGGCGCGATAATAGAAAAGCTGTTCGCAGAGGACTCAAAATACGCAAAATATATGAGGGTTGAATGGGGCGGCGAATGGGAGGCAATGAAGGCATCTAATGACCGGCTTCGCGAAGGTGCAGAAGACAAAGCCAAGTATATGCAAGAGTACTTGGATGCCCCCGAGGTGGAATGGGAAAACAACCGTATGAGCGAGTGGATCAGCGGCCTGCCCATCGAGCTGCAAGCCGTGGAGGATTTCGACACCCGCCTGCAAAAATCACTATACAATATTTCGCAAGGACTTGATATCGGCGGCACGACCAAACGAGAGGGGGGTCTGGCTAAACGACTAGCCGAGCTAACCGCAATCGGCGATGACACAAGCCGAGACATATCGCAGAACATCACGAAGGCGATGGACGCTGTTTACGCCGGACTGTCTGACGAAGATCTGGATTTCGAGGAGTACAATCTCCTTAACAAATATTTGGACTTCCTGACAGCACAAGGCGCGGACCAGGCCTCGATAGATGCGCTCCGTGAACGATTCGCCGATCAATTATCGGCTGTGACCAATCTATGGGATGCCCCGGACACGACTCGCTCATGGACTAAGTTCATGGGCGAAAACGAGGAGCTGGCGAAGCAAGCCGGCGACCTCATCATGTATGAGCTGTACAATGCTCAGAATGCTGCTATAGAGGCCGGAGATGCTACTCTCCAGGAGAGCTTTGGAAATGTGATGAAGGGTCTCGCAGATCCGGGATCGGTCCCTGCCAACGTGTTTAACCTGTCGCTTGCTGATATCATCGATGCTGGCTACGTATCGGAAGGTCATCGGGCGGCCATGCAGGAGATAGCCGAAAACGACGCGGAAGAGTTCAAGAAGAATCTGGTAGGCGGGGCCAAAATCGAGATGCCGTCGCTCTTGGAGATGGTGGAAGACCCGAAGCTCATCCTGGAGACATTCGAAAGCATCCCCAAATTCCAGGAGAATTATCTGATACCCCGGCTGACTGAGAACATGGACGAAGTCAAAGAACTGATGACATCCGGGGTTAAAGAGCAGGATATCATTGATGCCTATATCAAGCCGCTAGAAGCCGTTTATGATTACATGCCTGAAAAGCTACAGGACATATACCGGCTAGTCACAAACGGCCAGATGTCGCTGGAGTCTTTTGTGGAGCAGTATTATGATGACTTCACCGAAAAGGCAGACGAAAAGGCAAGCAAAGCGGCGGAGGCATTCAAGTCCACCAATGCAATGTTCTACAATGAGATCCTAGACGACAGTGAGCACTGGTCGAATTACATCAATTCTGAGGGCGGGTTCATCGGCCCTACTGCTAAATGGTACGAAATGAAGATCGATGAGCAGGCAGAACTCAATAACATCGCAGCCCTAAAGCAGCTCTATGAGAGCATGGGCGGCGAGAGCCCGGCGATGGTTGGCAGCATAGCCACCAAGCTCGATACCACCGAAGCCTACAACGATCTGGAAGCGATCAAGGCGGACATCGTCTCTGCCAACCCCACTGCCATGCTGGAGCTGGATACTTCGGTGGCAGATTCCCGATTCCAGAATTTCTATAAACTGGTGGAAGAATCGAGGCCAACCATGTATTTTGATGCGGTGCCCGTGGTCGATATGGGCGCTCTGGTCTCGGCCATTGCGGCGGCCCTGAGGGCGGAAGGAGTTTAAGAATGATTCATGATTTTGATACCCATTACTGGCTCGCCCGGACTCCGGACGGCTGGATATCTGCCGAGGACCACGCCAGCCATGAGCCTGCCTTCCAGCTGGCTACCCGAATCCGAATAGAACCATTGACGTCGGACGCGGTCCGGGCCATACTGGATGCCGATATCCCGCCCGGATATACGGCATTCCTCCGCACCGATCAGTATCGCCATATGAATGGGACGCTAGTGCGGTGGGGCTACGTCCTGGCGGTGGAGCGCGGGGCGTGGGCCGATCCAGGGAGAGAGGCGATTGGTGGATTTGAATTTCAAGGCAAAGAATCTCCCTGGATCGGTCTGCCCATAAAAGACGGATTCCGGGCGGAACTCTACTGCTGGGACGGGCAGGTGGCCTTTGAGGCATCTCCTAATTTCTCTTTCACTGTCACAAAAGAAGCGGATTGTGATTTATATAAATTCTTCAAGGTGGAATAAATGGCGGTTGTCACAAAAGAATATAATGGGAGTGGTCCGACTGCAAGCACGATCACTCATCTAAAGCACCGGGCGAACGATACATATGCAAATGACGCGACCAATCCCATCCCAAAACCGGCAGCGACTGGGTATGGCTGGTGGAAAACCATTGCCCTCTATGCTGATGCTGGCGCGGACATTTATTCAGATATCAAGATCTATGGCGGCGCGCCGTCTCCTGCATGGACTGGAGCAACTCTCCATATCGGAGATGAGACCAGCGACACCTACGACCAGGCAACAGGCACGGTGGACGGATCTGGTGATGAGATCGTAGCTAATCACGATCAGGTGACGGCAAAAACTGACTTCTTCAGCACCTATACCTCTCTGAATATGAAAACTGTGGGCCTCACCGGCGGCGTGGCCACATTAGGCCCCCTAGGATCTCCTCAGCGGATCAGTAAATACGTTTTCATGCAATTGACTGTGACAAGTTCGGTATCTGCCGGTTCTCTGTCCAATGGCACAATCTACTGGAGATATTCCGTAACCAGCTAAACAATTTTTTTAGGTGGGATCTCAATAATAATCGGCGCGTCCAGGATAGGTATTGGCAGGTTAGGCATACGAAGCGGCAATCATTCGGAGGCAAATTTAACAACAAATGCATATATACTTGATAGATTGTTGGCAAGTCTAACCACAAATGCCACTATTGCGAATCTGCTCACGTTGAGCCTTACCACAAATGCCGATATCCTGAACGGCTACCAGAGAACTCTCACCACAAATGCGACGATTATCGGAACGACTGAAGTCGAGCTACTCACCAATGCCTATATCGCAGATATCATCGCGTTAGGACTTACCACAAATGCATATATCGTGCAAACGGTCCTAAAGAGCCTAACCACAAACGCATCGATATTAGGCCCGGCTTCACAGAGCCTAACCACAAACGCCTCTATTTGTGCTCCCTTCGATCTGGCGCTGCTTACCAATGCTTATATCTGCCAGCAGACCGCACTCACACTGCTCACCAATGCCTATATTTCAGAATATGCCTACCCTGAGCTGACCACCGATGCATATATCGCACTTGTGACGGGCTCGGATCTGACCACCAATGCCTATATCGTAGATATGCGGTATTGGGCTATCGGACCGGAGGAGGGCCTGATTGACATCTCTGGCCACGTCTACGAGCCCGAGATGAAGGGATTCGGCCTGAGAACCTCGGTCCAACGGGTCCCAGGTGGCAGGAGAGTCATCCTGCAGGATGGTGGAGTAGAAGGCGGCCAGCGGTCTTTCACGGTCGTCTTCTCCTCGGATTCCGCCCGCCAAGCCTTCCAGGAAGTTGTAAATAACGACGCGGAAGACTTGATACTATATTGCGGCAGATCCGACCGCTACCAAATCGCAAAAAAGATGTCAGTCGAACCAGAATATGATGATCTATGGCGGGGCCAGGCGGCTCTGAGGGTCACATGTGAACTGGAAGATCAATACCATTATCATGCGATCGATCAAGGGCTAGATCTGGGAGCCTGCCCGCTGCCCCAGGATACCACTGCCCATTATAATCATGGGACAGTCGAAGCACCTCTGCTCTTCCGAGTAGGCGGCCAATATGCCTTCACGGGCGGGTCCGGGGGGCCTGGAGAAGAGACAAGAACACTCCTCCCTCATGTAATCTGCTTAGATGGATCGGCGGAAGAAACTGATCTTTCCCTCGGGCCGGCTCTACTCTCTAATGAGTTTTGTGAACTGACCAGAGACGGGAGCCAGCGGTATTATCTCACCCATACTTACTATGACACCTTCGACGATGCCATATGGCTAGTCGATGGGGTGCAAAGCGGAGGATGCTCCAGAGCAGGCGGACAGCTCAGCATCCCGGCGAGCGGATGGTTCTATCTGACTTTCGATGGCTATCCCCTGAAGGAAGATATCCAGTTAGAGGCCACAATCACCACGACCACATCGCCAATAATCCAGTATTCGACCGATGGGGTAACGTGGTACACGTCCATCGCTGCATCCGAAATTGTGAGCGGATCAAAGAAGATCTATTACCTCACAGGCACGGAAAAGAAGAGTAAAGTCTATGTCCGGTTCTACAGCCCGGCGGGCAGCAGCATGACTATCCAGGATATCAATTTCACCATGCTCCGGGATATCTCGGCTCAGTATGATCAGATTCCCATGGTCCCGGCGGGCAAGTCCAGAGCTCTCCGGGTGACTGGATCGGGCAGCGCCAAGGCAAAGATCAGGACCACGTTTAGGTCTAGGTGGCACGCTCAATGAGTTCTGATGATATCGAAATCACCATAACCAACCCTGACGGGCTTGCGGTCAAACCGATTATGGTGGAGCTGCCGCAATATGATGAGTACCTGGATAAGCCGCGGCGCTTCCAGGCGGCCATTGAGAAGGATAGCGGCCTGGACCCTCAGGGCACCGCCAAAGTCACCAGGCGCGGCAAGACCATCCTCTTAGGCCATATCAAGCGGCTGGACGAATCCAAGCCAGACAAAGATACTCTCCTGCTCCAGTCTGCCGAGGCCCTCCTGGATGAGAGGATCGGCCAATTCTACCGGTACCCGGCAGGAACTCGCCTGGATGCAATCCTGGGCTCTTCGGCAGGCGGATCAGTGGTTGGGCTGCTCTGCATGGCCAACGGGCTCATCCCCAGGGGTGGATGGGAGCTACACGCCGGCAGCGTCTACAAAATCGCCGGCGCTGGAACTTCCTCCCGGATGGGGACACTCACCCAGCTCTATCAGGGCGTGACTCTACTCGCCAAGGACACTGCCATACCTACCTCTGCTGGCCGGTGGTGGCAATCCAGTACTGATCTGTATATCTGGACCACCGATAACAAGAGCCCTTTATATCATCTGATAATTGCCCCTGAGTTCAAGGACACCCTTATGAGGCTGGGAAATATCAGCCTGGCCTCCACCACATTTTCCGTATGCTATGAGGTGGGGGAGGTCAAGCTCTGGCCTACTATCAAGGCCCTTATCCTGGCTGGAGGCCTGGAGTTCTCTGTCCGCTATGAAAAAGATGGATATGCCTATCTGGATGCCACCGCCACAGCAGGCCAGGGCTCCAGCTCTGCCCCAGTGGCCACCTACATAGAGGCAGATAATGCGGAGATCACCCAGGATGAGATAGACGGATATGGCCACATTCAGGCCCTCATAGGCCAGGGAGCAGGGACTGGCATAAGTCAGCAGAGCGCTGCCGCCCTGGACTTGACCCTGGCAGGGACCTGGAGGGAGGGAGTTTATAGGGCCGGTGGGCTCTTTGGGGAAATGCTCCAGAATGCCACTGATAAAGTTTTTTCTGACTATTCCGATCCTATCATCTATAACGTCAAAGCAGAACAGGACTGGAGCCAGGCGGTGGGCAATTATGTGGGCATCGTCCGGACAGGAGCCCAGCCGGTGGTCAAGCGGATTAAGCATATCTCTATGAGAAATGGCCAGATGGTCCTGGAGGTGGGCCAGCGGCTCAGGACTTTACAGGAGATGCTGAAGGCGGAAGAAGAGGTCCAGAATATCCTCAGCTCCTTCTATGGCAGCCACACAAAAAATGCGTGGAGCTGGGGCATTGATTCTCAGAATATCGATAGTGCTACACCGCTAACTATCTCCTTCGACCTGAAAAGCTCGGAGGATAATGGAGAGATTGACCCCAATTTCCCCTATCAGGTGCTCCTTAGCGTCCGGCTCGATTGGTATAAGTCTTCGGTGAAATCTGCCACCGTAAGCGGGCCCTCCCACGGATCAGTA